AACCTCTATGTTAAATGCTTGGTGTATTGTATTTCTTTAACAGGTAATCATAATGTTGCTTGGCAACAACGACTCCCCACAAACAGTTGCTTTGAAGTGACCGGTGTAACCAATCATTTGTAGCGTTTAAACGTTGCTTCAGTAAAGACCTTTGCTCTAAAGAATCAAAGTCTATGTCTATTTCCATTGGCTTTGTTCGCCAGATAGTCAGCTTTTCCGGTGTGGTTTTCATATTGAGCAACCTATACTTTCATTTGTATCAATACTTTTCTGTAAGAAAGAGATCAATTCTTCCCTACGCTTTTCAAAGTATTCAGCGCACTGTTCATGTGTCCACCCTTCATCTTCGTATGCACCCTTTAAGAATTCTTTGTCAACCTTTAGGTCTGCACCCTCAATGACATCAAGGAATTCCTGTGCCATTTGCGGAGACATGTCGCCCTCATCATCTATGTACTTGGACACATCATCCCACCAAGACAAGCCTAATGACCACAATAAACTGCCATGATTGTAGCTGTCTCTGTAGTAGACCTCGCTACTATAAAGCTTGTTAAATAGTTCTCCGACTTCTTCCTGTGCTTTGTTTGCTTCATCACTACCCTCTGGTAGTGCGTTTCTTTCCTCTATTTTTTTATCAAGTTGAGGTCTGTACTTGTTCTCGTTTTTTGAAAACGATTTATTCATGTAAAGGTCTGCACCCATATCATTACTCCTTTTTATTAAAATTATTATTAAACACCTTGTTTCTGGCATATGCCATAACTGTTTCTCTTAGAGAAAGGTTTTTTGAAACTGTCCAAGACTTTCCTTTCTCCTTTGTCTCTTGGTAATGTATATCCCCATTGTTATATGCAGTTTCAATGACTCCATTGTTTACGTGAATATACTTTATTCCTTTCGACCACTCCTCTGCTTCTTGTTCAAGCCTAGCTTTTTCCACCATGTCTGTGTACTCGGTCATGGTACTTTCACTAGGCTTACACCTACCTCACGTAACACTTCCATAATCTTGTTATGTGTATGCAAGTTAGGTTCTTTTCTAAAAGCATAGGTGCATGAGTTCTCTAAATCTTTAGCAGTTATGTTTATGCACCCATCAGTTTCAAATTCTATGGTAAGAGTTATCTTACCGCTTGGAAATCCTTGCTGTTCCATACAGTTCTCCTTATTCCAGTTCAAAATTAGTTAGCACAGCACACGTACCCACTACAATGTCGTTAGCTACTTCGTAGCCATGCTTAGCTTTAAATTCATCATACATAAGCGTAGCTTCAAGGTTTACAGGCAAGCCATATATCTTGCCTTCTTCATTGATAATTGCATGACGTTTCTCGCCTTCATCATCAAGCACACATATGAGTTCAATCGTGTCTCTGTGTTTACCGGCAGAAATCCAAGACTTCATTTCATTTAGGCTAGGATACTCGTCATACTCTAGCTTGTAGTCCTCAACGCTTAGTTCCTCGTCATTCTCAATAGGCTTGAGTATTCTCACGACATACTTCTTGTCCTGTTTAAACATATCCTCAAAGCTGTCATCAAATGTTTTACTCATCACTCATCCCCCACTTGTTCGCCACCGCCTTGACTGTAGGCAAGCACAGCGCAGACACCAGTACCAAGACCGGAAAAGAATGCGAACAAGCCACCACCTGTCGAGCAGTAGTACCCATTAGATATATACACGCCAATACCTATACAAGCACATGCCAGTACACCTAAGATAAAAGTTAACGTAGTTCTACTCATCTTAATGCACCACTCTATCATCATCATCTTCTCGTAATGACGCAAGGAAATCAGCAAAATCTTCTGTGCTTCCTCTCTCCATGCTTCCATCCTTTAGCATCTGATCAGCTATCTTTTCAAGATCATTAAAGTTATCAAGAGCAAATTGTAAATTTTCCTTCAACCACTCCGGACTGGTACGTATTAATGCATGAACAAGTGTACTTGTTATCATGGCATGCATCACTGTACCAATATCAAAGCCTTCCTCAACACTAAAAGTGAAACCGGAAAGGTTTGCCACGTTGTTTAACGCATGATGTATGCACTCAAACATAGGTTGTACGTCTGCATCTTTATCTTTAGGCGCAACGTTGATACGTTCTGCCATGTCTTTGACTTCTTTAGTGAAGTCTCTTTCTGAAATTTTCTTTTCAGTTTTCTTTTTCTCACTCATATTTTTCTCCCATATTTATAAGCTGTTTATATTATAAACACATGTCAACAATGAATTCAATCACTGTTTACAGTGTCCCCTTCTATCACGAAGTCTTTTAATTTTGTTATTGCATCCCACTTCTTGCGAGGTATGCGCCAACCACGTCTGTTACCGGCACTAAGCTTGATACGCACCCACTTGTAACCTATGTGGGTTACGAGGAAGTACCTGTGTCCACAAGGACACCCCTTTAGTTGATTAGTTTGGTTAAAACTAACTAGCATCATTCTGCATCTGTAAGTTTGCCAACACCGACACCCTTCATGCAGTCGCAAGGGTAATCGACAACTTTAGCCATCATTAAATTAAGTCCGGATGCGATACCAGTTCCCAAACATTTCGTGCAGTTTTTATCTGCTCTCGGATTTAGTTCCATAAATTTTTCTCCATACGTTATAAGGTATATTCATATACATTCATATACCTTTATAACTATTCATCTTCTGCTCGTTGGAATGGAGAAACCTTTGTGGAGTAATCCACATCCCTTTTAGTCCATCCTACAGGATTGAATTGTCCTTCCGGCAGTACCCACATATGATAGATGTTATCTGTGTCATGCAAGCGTTCTTCACTTGGGTACAGTTCAAAAGCTTCACGTGTAGGAGAACAGAGGTCGTTCTTGATGGCTTGAAAATCTTTCCAATCCCTCATGTATGTTTCGCCATTGTCTATACGTACACTTAACCACGTGACACCTTCTACATCTACATGTAACAAGTCCTCTCGGTAGTCTTTAGTTAAGTCTTGCTTGGCAACTTTGAACCTACCATCCGCACTGTACCAACACTCTACGTGGTCACGCAGAAAGCGCATGTGTCTCTTTGCATCCTTTCGTGTGTAACCCATAGACATTCCCCACGCAATAAATTCTTTAGGTGTTTTGTCGTGTTGCTCAAAGCCATTCTTGCGTAGTTCCCAATGACCAAAGCGTTTTGATTTAATTGTTTTCATTTTTCTCCAGTTGTTTAAACGTTATTAAAAATAAGTACATCACATGGAGAACAAGAGCATCTTCTTGTTCTCCTATGATGTATGTGCATACTAATCATCCAGTAAAGAACCATCCCAATCCTTTCCGCTTGTTTGGTTCTCATAGATGCTGATGGTCTTGTCCATCTGGTATTTCATTTCACTTTCTTTCATGCGATCCACTGTAGGAAAGTACACGCATCCATGTCTCATGTGATAGGGCAAGTCTGCCGGACTGCCATACCCACCTTGCCATCCGGCTTTCGCTTTCAGCGTTTGCTCTGTTTTCACAAAGGTCAGCTTGCGTAGCATGGATGGATGCACTAAGGCATAGGCACATCTGTCTATGTCCATAGGTTGACCGGCTTTCTTTATGGGGAATTCCATAAGGAAGTAACCTCTACCACCATTACTGGCTCTAGTGTACTCCACTATAGTGAGTTGACAGGACAGACCGGCATCTTCAAGCTTGTCTATCAAAGATAGAATGCTTGCACCTCTACGCATCAGCGTATCTGCACTGTTCCCACAGCTTGCTGATATGTTTACCTTTATTTCCACCACCCTTTCTTGTGCCTTTTCGTTACCCAAAGGACTCATCATGTGTGCCGGACATCCGGCTACATATAGGGGTACGTTAGGCATGTATCCGGCTACGCCATAAGCGAAGGAAGGTAAGCGATCAAAGGCGGTAGCGTTATGTGCCAATTCCAATTCTGTGTGCATCATTTCTCTACCCTCTCGCCATCCGAAACGAGCAAGCTTAACAGCTTTGTTAACGTTCACGTTACCACTCCAATCATCAGACTCCTCTTGCGAAGCACGATAGCCTTCCCACGTAGGTATGGACTCATCCGCTACTTCATTTATGAAGTCAGCAAAGTTTTCATATTGGAAACTAAAACTAGGCATAATTTTCTCCTTGTTTAAATATTTTATACACCGGCTTCTGCTCTGATCCTATCAGTCGTTTCAGCATCACATCCACCAAACACATACTCCGCTAACACATCCTCGACCTCGCATCCATCTATGATGGCTTTGCCACCCTTGATGCTTGCACGTGGGGATATGATGTGCCTTATACGCAGTTTGTCTTTCGCTTTGCGAAGTTTCTGCACAATCTTAGTGAAGTTTCTATCTGGACTGATAGCGAGTTCAAGCTTCTCATCATAATCAAGGTCAACGATTGGCTTAAATCTATCAATGGTTGCACCATCTAGCTGATTTCTGCCTACGTACTCCCTGTCTGCACCCTTGCCATATGTATTGGCACAGGCAATTAAGCGGAAGTTCGTATGACGCTTGATCACTCCGCAAGGGAAATCTGCGATTTCATTTTCCATTGAAGCGTTAAGTGCCACCAGTGCTTGTGGATTGGAAGCATCTATTTCATCAAAGAGAAATAGACCGCCATCCCTAAAGCATTTGACGAAGCTACTTTCAACGTAGTTGCCATTGGCATCTTGATACCCTCTTACCTCGTAAGCTTGGAACATAGCACCGGACATGCCGAAGGCATAATCCTCTTGCTCAAACGCTTGACCGAGCATGCTCGATAGCTGTGAAGCCATAGTGGTTTTACCACTACCGGCTCCCCCAACAAGAAGCACATTGTCGCCACGAAGCAAAGCTTTAAGAACAGTTGGAAGTTTCTCATGCTTGAGTGAATCATCTTTGATGATTTCTCCGGATGGCTTCTTGAGTTCTACTGTGACAGTAGAAATGCCATGCTCATTGATTAAATCCTTGATTTTATCAACGTCTAGGCTCTCGTCATGCTCAAGCGAAGGATGCACCTTTTTAATGATTTCCACAATGCTCTCCTCAAGAGCATTAGTGGGTTGGAATTCGTCAACATCCGGCTCGGTTCCTGTGCCATTTGCATCAGATTCGCCCTCTGACGTACCGGAAGGCTCGCTCTCGCCCTCGCTCTCTGCGTCAGCATCAGACGTGCCTTCCCCTGTGCCATCAGCACCGGAGTCCTCATCATCAAGGTCAGCTTTTAAAGCTGAAATATCAATCGAATTGTAAAGTTCAATCAATTCCTCATCTGACATTTGCGAAGCACGCTGTCCATAGGCAACAGCAAGTCTTTTTAAGACTTTGCGTTCTGCTCCGGTCAGCGTTTCCTTAGTGCATGGGAAGCCAAGCATAGCGGATGCACCTTCTGCTATGCTGATAACTGTGGATAGTTTCATATTTTTCTCCAGTTAAACTGCGTTTAAACAACGAACAGAGAGCCTATACTCTCACATGCCGGACATGGCGCAGAATCCGTGTCTATCATGTTCACGTTTTTACGTGAAGTTCGGAAGTGGAAGTCACAATCACAACAGGATACTTTCAGCATCCTAGTGCCTTGCTTCTTTTTACCGGTAAGGTCTAAGTCAATCTTTCCATGAGGATACGTGCCAAGCAATTCGCATATATCCTTGATGCGTTTCGCTAGTGCCTCTCCGGCATGGGTAGATGTGAGATTCCCCTCAAGTCCGATTCGTCTCGCAAAGCGAGCAAAGCGGTTGCGGTGTCCACTCTCATTTTTATCTGCTACATGAACAAGTTCATGCGACAGGATTTCCAACGCTTCAAAGCCATCATCAATCGAAGGATTGATAAAGATTTCAAAGTGTTCGTCTGCTGATGCTTTAGCATTGATGCAGACTCCGAGAACTTTCCCACCTCTGTGACGTGGTGCGTACCCTACGCTGACACGAAATTTAGGCATTTCCTCAACGAGTCCTTGTTCAAGGAACAAGTCTGTGACCAGTTGGTCTGCGCCCTCTGTGAGATAGGCTTCTCGGTCTGTGTAATTATTTTCCATAATTCACTCCAGTTGGTTGAACAAAATTTGGAAGGTTAGATTGTTTAAATCCCCTTCACTATGTTCAGGGGTTTAAACATCTAGCCATCACTCTCGGTGTGCATTATAAACACATGGACATTATCCCTGTCAACTACAGGTTGGTTGTGGGGTTACCGAAGGAAGCGTATTGATATACGTACAGGTATGGTTTACCATACCTACATGACAGACAAAAAGCCTACAGAACATAAGAAAGGACTAAGCGTTAAAGAACGCTTATTTGCTCGTTATAAGGCAAAAGGCTATACGCATGGGAAGAGTGCCGAATTAGCCGGCTATAAAGCCGGAACGAGTGCTGATAAGCAAGGGTTTAGGTTGTCAAAAAAAGCTGAAATAAGAGACGAAGTCTCTCGTATTCTCGCAGAGCAAGAGACAAGGTCTCTTATTGACAGGGAATCCCACCTTGATGAGTTAGCAAAGCTACGTGATCAAGCAGTAGATACAGGGCAGATAGGATCAGCAGTAACTGCTGAACATTATCGTGGCAAGGTTGCCAACTTATACACCGAAAGACTAGAAGTCTCCGAGACTAATAAGGAATCGTCAGACGAGATCATGGCACGCATACTAGGACTCTTGAAGCCGAAGGATAGCGAAGCTAAGAAGCAACTTCACTGAACTGGAACTGTGTTTGGGTTTAAACAAACTTACAGTTTGACCTGCTACTATTCTCGTATCGTTTAAACGTTCTCTAATCCTTACAGGATTTATATACGCACCCCCCACCCCCCCTTACGCATTCGGGACTCCGCACACACGCTCTATACATACTGTTCCAAATTTTTACACAGCAAATTTTGACTTTTTTTTAACTTAGTGTTGACAGGACCCCCTACCCCCTGTTTAAATAGAAGTGGGTAAGGAATCCTAATCATAGAAAAATAATGCAGCATATTTATAGTAAACTTTTAATTCACATGGGTTTACTTAGTGGTAGTTGTGTTATCCTTATTTCTCCCCATAGTATAGGCTAAACATGGCATACCTGCCGGTATGTTATCGATTAGCGATTCCTTCACCTTCGGGTCTTGAGGTCCTAAAATAACAGAGCCGTCTCTGCGTAATAGAAACGGCTCTCAGGGTGTGGACTGGATATGTTTGAGAGTGTAAGACAGCCCTTCTGGAGATACCCTTGAAACACAGTATATTGTGTTTTAATATGGTTGACAATACTATATATAGATGAGTGTATCAAAAGATCAATTAGAATTAATCATGGAAAGCTTGACGGGTGATCGTCTAGCTTCATTAGATAAACGCCAACGCAGTCAGTTAGATAAGCTGATGAGTGATCTGGAAACCGCAGTTAGACGTGAACAGTCTCAAGGTAGTTTTCTTAATTTCTGTGAATCGGTCTGGTCCGAGTTCATGTGCGGAGCGCATCACCGACAAATGGCGGAAGCATTTGAACGGGTTGCTAAAGGTGAATGTAAACGCTTGATGATAAACATGCCACCTCGTTTTGGTAAGTCTCAATTAACTTCATGGTTACTACCGGCTTGGATAGTCGGAAAGGAACCGGATAAGAAAATCATTATGGCTTCGCATACTGCGGAACTGTCGTTAAGGTTTGGGCGTATGGTGCGTAACTTAATAGATAGCGAGGAATACCAAGGCGTGTTTCCAGAGGTGACTTTAAATCTCGACAGTAAGGCAGCAGGTAGATTTGATATATCGGGTGGCGGAGAATACTTCTCTATTGGTGTAGGTGGTGCGGTAACAGGTCGTGGTGCTGACTTGCTGATCATTGATGACCCCCATTCAGAACAACAAGGTCAATCGGCTGATCCAAAAATTTTTGAAAATACCTATGAATGGTATTTGAGTGGTCCACGACAAAGACTACAGCCGGGTGGTGCAATTATTATTGTTATGACTCGGTGGGGTAAAAAAGATTTATGCGGTTCCATATTAAAGGATATGTCTACCAGAGACGGAAGTGATGAATGGGAAGTAATTGAACTTCCTGCTATCTTGCCATCAGGCAGAAGTTTATGGGAAGATTTTTGGGAACTAGATGAATTAGAAAAGATTAAGGCAACTTTACCTGTAGCGCATTGGGAAGCGCAATATCAACAGAATCCTGTTTCCGAAGAAAGTGCAATAGTTAAAAGAGAATGGTGGATGGAATGGGAAAATAAAAATCCACCTAGATGTGAATTCTTAATTCAATCATGGGATACTGCATTTCTTAAGACGCAACGTGCAGACTATTCAGCTTGTACTACGTGGGGAGTATTTTATGCTGAGAATGATGAAGGCTACTTAGCACCACAAGTTATCTTATTGGATGCATTTCAAGAACGTATGGAATTTCCTGAATTAAAACGTAGAGCCTTTGAAGAATATAAACAATGGATGCCGGATGCATTTATCGTTGAAGCTAAAGCTGCTGGCTCACCTTTAATATTTGAGTTAAGAAGAATGGGCATACCAGTTCAAGAGTTCACTCCATCTAGAGGAAATGATAAGATAGCACGTGTAAACGCTGTTGCAGATTTATTTGCATCGGGTTCAGTTTGGTATCCGAAGAAAAGATGGGCAGAAGAAGTTATAGAGCAATTTGCTTCGTTTCCGGTAGGGGACCATGATGACTTGGTGGATTCATCTACACAAGCTTTACTACGTTTTAGGCAGGGTGGCTTTATAACTTTAGATCACGATGAAGCTGATGTGGATACCTATACTGATAAGATTGCTAAATATTATTAACAAAGTTAAACTGATTTGATATGGCAGAAGAAGATGTTGATATTACTGTTGTAAATCCAGAAGCGGTTGCAATAGAAACAGAAGATGGGGGAATGGTTATTGATTTTGATCCTTCCGCTATGGATGAACAAATTCCATTTGATGCAAATCTTGCGGATCATTTAGAAGATAAAGATTTAAACTTTATAGCTAATGAATTAGTTGGTGCTTATGAAGCAGATAAAGATTCACGGGGAGACTGGGAAAGAACTTATGTTGAAGGTTTAGATAATCTTGGATTAAAGATCGAAGAAAGAACTGAGCCTTGGAGTGGTGCGTGTGGAGTGTATCACCCGTTACTTTCAGAAGCCGTTGTGCGTTTTCAGTCACAAGCCATTACAGAAATATTTCCGGCTGCCGGTCCGGTAAGAACAAATATTATTGGCAAAATTACACAAGAGAAAGAAGCACAAGCAAGACGAGTTGAAAACTATATGAATTATCTTCTGACAGAAGATATGACTGAGTATCGTAATGAATCTGAAAATATGTTATTTAGTTTGCCATTAGCAGGTTCTGCATTTAAAAAGATTTATTGGGATGTGAATATGCAAAGACCTTGTTCTATGTTTATTCC